AACGGATGCGTATTACCTCTAGTGGTGCGTTATTAGTCGGTAAAACAACAGACGCATTATCAACCGCTGGTTCGTATATTCAACCAACTGGCGAAGTTGGGATTACAACAGATGGATCTGTTACAAATCCTCTTTATATCAACCGACTTACAAACGATGGTGTTCTTGTAGAATTTCGTCAAGCAAATACAAAAGAGGGTGATATTTCTGTATCAGGAACTACTGTTTCTTACAATGGTGGACACTTAGCTAGATATGCGCAAACAACTGCACCAAAAGACAATACATTGCTTAAAGGCACAGTTTTGTCTAACTTAGATGAAATGAATGAGTATGTTCGACCAACGACTTACTGGACAGAAGATGATGAACTTCCAGAAGGTGTTAATGTTGGTGATGTTAAAGAAGAATCTGCTGTTGTTGATAACGAACAGCTAAACAAAGTTAAGGTTTCTGATGTTGAAGGCGATGTCAATGTGGCTGGTGTGTTTGTAAACTGGTCGCATGACGAGCAACACAATGTAGATGAAATCAATATGGCTATGACAGGCGATATGATTATTCGTATTGCACAAGGTGTTGTAGTTCAAAAAGGTGACTTACTCATGTCTGCTGGTGATGGAACTGCTAAACCACAAGGCGATGATATTGTGCGTTCTAAGACAATTGCTAAAGTAACATCTAATCATGTAACTTGTACATACGCAGATGGTTCATACTGTGTGCCTTGTGTATTAATGGCTTGTTAAAAAGGAATAAATATGGAATTTAATTGGAACATTGCTCAGATGGATCGCAAGACCTCTGATGGGTTTGTGGTAACAGTTCACTACACAGTATGTGCTGTAGATGGAGAGTTTACTGCTTCTACCTACGGAACTATAGGATACACACAAGAAGAAGGAAACTTTACTCCATACAATAGCTTGACTAAAGAGCAAGTCATTGGATGGGTGCAAAATTCTTTGGGCAAAGATACTGTTGAGGCTTCTTTAACAGATCAGATCAACGCTCTTAAGAATCCAGTTCAGGAGTCTGGATTACCCTGGTAACTTAAATAGGAGAACGACATGGGCGAAAAACAAGCGAAACCCATAACAATTGATGGAAAAGAATATGACACTTCTACATTTACAGAAGAACAGGTCATACTTACAAACCATTGTCTTGATTTAGACCGCAAACTAGCCTCTACGCAGTTTCAAGCACAGCAGCTTTCAGTAGGTAAGGATGCGTTCTTAAAAATGCTAAAAGAGTCTTTAGAGAAACCACAAACTGTAGACGAGTAAGGACATGAGCGACATCAATCCCGTTGAATACGGAAAGCTAGTAAATGCCGTTGAGAACTTAGAACATAAAGTAAACTCAATGGATAATGATATTAAACGCTTAGTGGCTATGGCAGAACGCAGTAAAGGTTCGCTATGGGCGCTGATGGGTGTCGCTTCTGTCGCTGGTGCTTTTATTGGATGGCTTACAGAATTTATATTTAAAAAATGATTACTTTAGTCTCTACACTTTTATCTTTCCTTGCTGGTGGTCTGCCTAAGTTCTTAGACTTCTTCCAAGACAAGTCCGACAAGAAACATGAATTAGAAATGGCTAGGTTACAAACCGAAAGAGAGTTAACACTAGCAAAAGAAGGATTTTTGGCGCAGGCTCGTGTAGAAGAAATTCGTACAGACCAGATCGAAATCAACGCACTAAAAGACGAAAAGATTGCCATGTATCAGCACGATACAGACTTAGCTAAAGGCGCATCGCATTGGGTTATTAACGCTAGAGCTATGGTTCGCCCTGCGGTTACCTACGGAATGTTCCTAATCTTTTTATTTGTAGAGATCGCTGGATTCTGGTATGCATGGCATCATTCTGTTCCGTTTGATGAAGCTCTAGACATTCTCTGGTCAGAGGAAACAATCACTATCTGGTCATCCATTATTGCCTTTTGGTTCGGATCACAAGCCTTTAATGCTCGGAGATGAAAACTAGCGAAAAAGGGCTAAACCTTATTAAGCGGTTTGAAGGATGCCATTTAAAGCCCTACCAAGACCCTATAGGCTTATGGACTGTTGGATGGGGTCATCTTATAGGCGATGGCAAAACTCTGCCTATAGAGTGGTTTAGAGAGCTTACACAGGAAGAAGCAGATGAGTTACTTAAAAAGGATCTTATACGCTTTGAAAGAGGGGTATTACGATTATGTCCTACTGGTCTTACTCAGCCTCGCTTTGATGCACTCGTCAGCTTTGCCTTTAATCTTGGGCTAGGCAATCTACAAATCTCTACACTCAGAAAGAAACACAACAGAGGTGATGTGGTTGGTGCAGCGCAAGAATTCCCAAAATGGAATAAAGCAGGTGGGAAAGTCCTAAGAGGACTAACCAGGCGCAGAGAAGCAGAAAAAGCTCTTTACCTCTCATAGTATCTTGCCGTACTTAAACAAGGTGTTTTTATCTACTAAAAATGCCTTCTTGGATCGGGTGTCTCCCTTTCCAACAAACTCCACATACTGTAACTTGCAGTCGAATATGCACTTAAATATATGCTTGACTGGCATGATTACAAACATCTCCCCATCGTAGAAAACCCAGAAATCAGCTTGTGTTGCCATCAGTCCAGAGGGTTTATCGTACATCTCAATCTCAATGACAATATTGCCTGTCTCTTGGCTCATCGGGTCGTACTTGACCTCTACTGCTTTGTCAATCTCAGGAATCCAAATATCATAGCCTTTAAACGCATTTATAAGGCTTGCAGAAGGATATTTCTTCCGCAGAATACCCAACACTATTTCTTCTACTTCTAAGCCTCTCTGTAGGTCTTTTTGGAAGCTCATAAAGCTACCCTAATCGGTAGGGGGGTAGCACTCCTTGTGAAGGGTGTAGGCATTGCACCTACTGATGCCGATCTCATCTGGGGGTTACATACAGCTTACTACTGATCCACAGATAGTGCAGACTTGCAGCTTTCCTCCGACTACTAGAGTCTGAGTCTGGCAAGCAAACGCACTACCAACTAATAACAAATTTGTTAATACAACAATAATCGTCTTTTTCATGATTTTATCCTTAAAAAGGTATAGCCATATCGTCATCTTGGATACCGCTACTTCTTGGCATCTCATCATCGCCCTTTGGAGTAAATCCTTGTTTCTTAGGATCTCCAATACGACCAGATAAATAAAGTTTCCCCTCTTTTGTTTCTTTCATCCAGGCATCAAACCAATGCTCCACTCCATTGATCTTGATTGACCCCTTATAGTCAGGGTGTTTGTCTGTGAGCTTCTTGTCATTCTTAAATAGACTAAAGCTACCATCTTTCATTTCATATGCCATTTACAGCCTCTCTTTCAATTTAATAAATAGGTCATTGACCTCGCTTAAGAACTGCTTTACTTCTACTTCCATCTGGTCGATATACTCCTGATCTCTATCAACCCTTACTACAAACAACTGCAACTCCTCAGGAACTCTTGGATCAAAGCTCACAAAATCACACCATTTAGCACCAGTAACAGCCATCTGGCATTGCATCTGTGGGATGTATTTGCTCGGAGCTTTTTCATCAATAATGGTCTCAATATGGGTAGCAGTATTCGGACATTTGATCTCAATCAATCCTTCGCCTACAACTCCATCAGGAGAGCATCCAAACCATTCTATAGTCGGATGATCCACAAACCCCTTCTCTTCCACAAAAGAGCCTGTATGCGCCTCGTATGCCATCCTAGCTTGAGGCTCTGTAGCAGTTCCCCATTCCATCGCAGCATTTGTAAACGATTCGCCTGGCTGTCCTGTCAATCGCTGAACCACTAACTCCATCTTGTAGTTCTTGCGAGATGCGGCTTCCCCATTCTTAATCTTAGCTAGGACATCAGCAACCCGACTAGCGGTTACTTTACCAAGCCGAGCCTGATACCATTCCTCGGTTCTTTGTTCCATTCCCCATACCCTTCTTCACTTAATGCAATTTTGTGTCTTGATGGATCTGCTGTAAGCAGTCATTCAAAAACTTTACCATAATTTGCGACACCTCTAACGATAAATCTGACCCCTCTATATCTACTGTAAACTTATAGGGTTCGACTTCCCTCACAATCATTACTGCCTGAGATACTGGTTCATTTTGCATATCGTTTGCTATTGCTAGACCTTTCCATCGCTTCTGCCATAAAACATCTATTCTGCCGTTTCATCTGTTGTTGGTACTCATCGGTGCAGTCATCGCACACACTACAAACCTCGTCTCCCCATCTCTGATAATACTTCCAAGCTGCGTAATCTTGCCGATTATGGAAGCAAACAGGATACCAATCATTCTTGGTCATCGTCTGATGGTGGCTCTTGCGGTTCTCTCCTAATAAGCTGAGTATCAACTCCATCATTTTCAAATTGCCTCTGATATGCAAGAGACAAAGCATCTATGGCTGCATCCCATCCTGCTGCAAAAAAATGCTCACAGATCATAGATTGCCCTGTAGGAATATCAACCTCCTTTAGGGTTCTATAGAAAGCCTCCATACAATGCTTGTTTCTCATTTAATAATTTCCTCAATCCAGGTATTCGCTAAATCCCAAGATTGCTTAATTATCGCAAAAGGCAACAAAATGTAAATACCTATTTCTACAAGGACTTTGATTGCTTTTTCCATATCAAAATACCT